GCTTCATATTGGCCGCGAGAGAGTGCAATTCCGGCTTGATCGTTCATTGTCTGGCCTTCCGTTGGTGGTGCCCGCCACCTTTAGCCTATTTGCCCCATGCAATCCAGTAGGCCGTCACGGCTTGGTTAAAGCCGTACTCCGCATTTCCCGTATCTCCTGCCAAAGTCCCGCCAGCAATGGTGAAATTTTGGCCCTTCAAAGACAATCCGCCCCAATCCGGATTGGGACCTTTGTTGCCGCAAGCAAGAAAGCCATCAAATTCAGAGGGAAAAGGCGTATTGAATACCACTGGCGTGGACACAGTATTCGTATTGGGCGTTGGGAGTACCGTTGCCCCAAGCTTCACAATCCGGCCATTGGGCAGGTAGATGCTTTGGGCGTCCACGCTGTTGAAAAGCTCTTTGAGCACGAGGGGGGACAAAAACACATTTCCGGCTGTTGCCGCCTCTGCCTGCGCGAGCGTGGCCGACGCGGCGCCAGCGACAACCCACCCCACGGAACTCCCTCCATCGGGGTTGGTCATGTTGCCGTCAACGGTGTTGAACCACTCTACGCCGTTCATGGCTGTTGAGGCCACAACCGCGCCCTTGGGGTATCCGCCCAGACTGGCCGCAAAGGTCGGATCATAGACGGCCGGGCCCCCGGCGCTCACCCACCGCGTCCACTTAGTGACGTGGTTGAGAATGCCATTCACATCCCCACCGGAGACATAGGCCCCGCCGCCGCTCAAACTGGTGAATGTGTCGGGGGTGAAGCCGTCGGTGAAGCTGGCCGCGCCAGCCGTCACCCCGATTTGCGAGGGCACCGGCACGGGGCGGATATAGCTGCCCCCGGCGCTGTTGGCGAAGGGGATGGCCACGAGGGGCGGGAGGTCGGACAGGTTCATGGCTTACCTCTGGACGATGGTGACGGCGCGGCCGGTGGGCCGGGGCAAAAGCCCCTCTTGGGAAATGATAGCATAATCCACGGAGGAAAGCGTATCCCCGAACGAATAGGACAAGCTCCCGTCCTCGTTCTCCACCACATAGCTGTTGCCGTAGTCTGGAAAGAGCAACATGAGGATGGCGTTGGTTTCCGGGATGGTGAGGCCGGAGACGTTGGCCCGGGCTTTGGCGAGGATCACGCGCCGGTAGGTTTCATCCCCCAAGCGCACGTTGAGGGTCCCGTTGGCCCCCCTATTCCAAATGCCGTGGCCCCAATTCTCCGCCGTGTCCTGCCCGGCAAAGCCGATATAGACGTCGGCCTCCGGGACGGTGAGGTAGCGCGAGGCCCCGACAATGCGGCCCAGCACGTCCAAGCCGTAGCCCACCGCCGTGTCCAAGTCCCACACGTTGAAATAGAAAAAGTCATCATAGACCCGGCCGTCCAGCCACGCGCCCATGTATTGGACGAGCGAATAGAGGATAGGACTGTTGCAATACTGCGCGATGAGCGTGCCCAGCACGTCAAACGTGACAAAGCCCCCATAGGGAGGCGTGGGAGCCGCGCCGGAGGGCAACCGGGCCGCAATGGGCGCTCTGGCAAGCGGATAGTCCCCGATGGCCATTAAACCGCCTCCACGAGCACGTCCGCCGCGCTGCCCCCGGCGCGTTGGTTGAGGTTGAGGTCCACATAGTTTTGGTTGGCCGCGTAACCCGCCAGAGGCGAGCTTGCGAGGAGCTGGACCACACCCACGGAGTAAACGCCCACCCCGCCGGGGGCTCCGCTTGACTGGCCGGTGATGATGGTGCCCGGGGCCGCGCCTTCCACATATTGCCCCGTGGCCAGCGTGCCGGATGCAACGGCCGTGACGGTGAGCACGTTGCCCTCCCCGCCGCTTCCATTGTCGATTGCGCCGGTAAATTGCGCCGCGTCCGGGTTGTTGGGTGAGCCCAGCCCAATGGCCACAACGAGGGCCCACGGACCGAGAGCGGCAATAGGCGCTTGGAAGCGCGAAGCGAGGAGCCGGGAGCCCAGCGTGGGAGCGCCCAGCCCGGTGCTGTCATCCCCCGCAAAGACCGCAAGAACCACGTTTTGAACCTGCGTTACATAATCATCCGGGAGAGCTGCGAGGCTGGAGAGCTGGACGCTAACGACTACCGGCAAAACCACCGGCCGGTCAAAGACGATTGTATAGGTGGGGTACGGGATGGCGTAGCCGCTCCCGGTGTCCTCAACCACCACAGTGGTGGGGGTCACGGCATACATGGGCGTTCCCTGCCCTTTTTTCTGCCAAATAGCCGTGGCCACGGGGAGGTCCGCTCCACCATAGACGCACGCATACAACGACCCGGCCGGGAGCGTTACGCCCCGAATGGTGAGTGGACCGCTCTCGCTGTTGTCCGTGACATAGGCGTCCACCACCCCCGGCACGTCCAAGAGCTGGGCCCGGACCGCCGCGTTGAACCCGCGCGCGTTTTTGGTGAGCTCCGCTTGCCTACGGAGCTCAAACGCTTGAGCCGTCTCAAGGTTTGTCCCCGGGGTGCCGTCGCTGGCATTGAGGACCGTATCCCACCCGGGGATGGATTGATAAATCTCGTTGAGATACCCGGCCGGGCAAGGCACGTCCCCTTCCACGGTGTTTTGGAACTCAAGGTCTATGGACCCGGCGGCGGGTATGGTGCCCCCGCTTACGCACGAGTAGATATCGCCCCCTTGGGTCTTTGCCAACGCGCCCACCGGGATGACCACATTGGCCGCTCCGCCACACGTGACGAGCACGGTGGTGGGGCTGGCCGCAATGCGCTCCAGATTGAAAAAGCGTCCAATGCCGTCTTGCATCCGGCCGGAGCTGGTAGCCGGGTCCACGCGCGAGACAATGGCCAGATTGAAGTCCACAAAGGCTTGAAGAACCTCCGCAAAGCTGGTGCCCAATTGCCCTTGGGGCGTCTCCGGGTCCGTGCTCATACTGGGCGAATTGAAGGCGGCCGCAAAGTCGGCCATGACCCCGGCAAAAAAGTCCGCCGTGGCCGGTGCTGCAATGCCCGTGTCCGAAATAGTCGGGATTGGGACGTTGGTGGTGATCATCGGTCAAAGGCTCGCATAGAGGGGGCCATAGGCGGTTGTGACTTGGACTTGCCCAACAACCTGCCGATTGATGAGCGATTGAATATAGACCGTGGCGGCCTCAACACCATCCACCAAAAGCGCGGCTTGTTCCATGTCGCTCTTGAGGAGGTCCAGAGGGTAGGGCCCGGCGAATATGTCGGAGAAGTACGGCACCCCGCGCGACACGTCGAAAACGGCCTCGCCCTCCACGAGACGGCACGAGCACGAGACATTTTGGACGATGGCGTAGGGGTCGCCCGCGAGCGCCCAATTGCCTCGCGCGTCTAAGCAAAGGTCCCACGCCACGATGTCCAAGAGGAGGCTTGCGCTCATGTGGTTGGTATCCCCGTCTCTCCGCCACCCGGGGTCACGCCGGTGTGTTTGTGGGTCGTGAGCGGGATGCCTCCGGCCGTCACCTCGCCAGTGACCTCCACGTCCCCGTCCACATAGACCGTTGACGCGGGCTTGAGGTGAATATCCCCGGAGCTGTCAAATCGGATATATTGCGCCGGGGTGCCGTTGAGGAAACCCCCGATATAGAGGCCGTCCGCCATGTCTTGGACCCGTTTGGAGCCCGGCACCGCGTCCGCCTTGGTGTTTTTCACCTTGGAAATGTCTCGTGAGGCAAAGACCGCTAGGCCAATGTCTCCCACGGCCGGGTCCATTATGACCGCGTTTTGGCCGCCTTGGAGACGGAAATAGGGCAGATTATGGAGCGGGCCGTGGGGGACGCTCTGGCCCATTCCATCCACTTGGTGGACCATGGGCAAAACGTCCAGATAGCCCACCGGGGAGAGGCCGCCGGTGTTGGTCACGGCGATGACGCGGACGATAGTGGCCGTGGCTTGCTGGCGCATGAGCTGCTTCACGACAAAGTGCAATTGCGCGAAGTCGTCTCCATAATCGTGCGCGGAGGCAAAGCCGGTAAAGTCGGTCATTGTGCTGGCGCGGCCTCCGGGGTGAGGTTTGTGAATTTTTGAGCCTCAACGTGCGAATACCACCGGCCGTTGGGAATTTCCACCTCAAGGTCATGGGTGACCGAGAGCGGAAACCACAAGCCGCTTGCCGGAGACGCCGCGCTGTTGAGATTAACGGGTCCGTTGACACGGAGCGACGGGTTGAAAAGCGTTGTAAACGCTATGCCCTTGTCATTGTATGACGGGAAGCCAACGAGCCCGGTGGAGCTGTCCACTTGCACCGTTTGCGTATTGCGGGCCTGCCCCCGTGGCCAAATGGCGAGGAAACCGGGGTCATCAAAAGAGAACTCAAAATCCGCCATTTCCGCCAAGCGCCGGAGCTGGGCCATATTATCGTGCGGGAGATAGAGGTCCTGCACTTGGACGTTGACGCCCGAATTGACGAGCGTGAGCGGCGGGTCCATTTGCTGGGCGATGGAATTGGCCACAGTGGCCGCGTCCACGGAGCCTTTATAGGACAGGGGTGGGACGGAGCGGTAGGCGCTGGACATTCCCGCGTGCGCCGTCACCAAAAGCACCCCCTCCGGCTGGCCCGAAAAGTCCGCCCATGCCGTGAGGATTTGGCCTTGAAAGATGAGGTTTTGGTTGACCTCGTCCCCGGCCGTGAGCGCTATCTGGTTGGCAATGCCTTGCGTGTAGCCGTTTTGGAGGATGGTGAGCTTATTCATGATGGAGAGCGGCAAGCCCCACACCTCCAGCTCCATCGCGTCCATGGTCGTGCTCATGGCCGCCGTTATGGTAGCGCGCATCCGCACCCCCGACACATCCACGGTATTGGTCCCGCTCTCCGTGAATACTCCGGCCGGGGCGTCCAGAGTAAATCGCACATTCATGGCGCGTTTTTTGAATATGCTCATGTCAAAGAGCTATCATAGAGCAAGACGAAACGGCTGTTCAACCCCGCATAGGTCGGGTCTTGGGTGCCTTGACTGTCAAAAAAGTAAAGATTGCCTACCAAGCCCAGATAAGGGTCGCGGATTATCTTGCGCAAATTGAGCGCCTCCATTCCGGACCGCACGAGAACGTTATTGACATACAAGTCCATAAAGAGGCCATAGCGCCTCTGATAGACCCGGACGGTGCAATTCTGCCCGGCCAGATAGACTTGGACGCTCTGGTCCGCGAGCGGCTGGAGCGGAATGGAAACGGGGCTCATGACGGCGGGCTCCCCGGGGCTTGGTTGCCGGTGGGTGTTTGTGTCTGGACCGCGCCCCCGCTCACGTTGGCAAAAGCGGAGGGGTCCGACACTTGGCTAAATTTGAGGCTCACCGTGGTCCGCACTTGCGTGAAGGTCACGTTGACTTGGATGAGGCCCACGCCCTTCTCCGCCGTGCGCGTAGCGCCCACGCGGGTGAGGTTGTAGCCCCGATAGGTGCGGCCGGGAGTGAGGATATTGACGAGCGTGGTGGAGGCCGCGAGAGCGTCCAGCGCATTGCGAAATGCTTGCTTGCTCTGTTGCGTCCCGCCTTTGGCAAGGATGAGCTGGACCGTCCCCGGCTTGGTGACTTTGTTGTAGCTCTCAAAACCCCCCGTCTCCGTGGGATAGTCGGGAATGCTCCAATCCGCGTTGTCATCCACCTCAATGTAGCTGTCTGGGCCCACGCTGTTGGCGAAATAATCCGCGCCCCCGGGGAGGTGAATGCCCCATTTCAATTGGGCCCCCGTGACCACGATGGCGTTGCCGTCACTGGTGGCCGGTGTCACGGACGCGGGGGCGGCCGCCGCGCCACTGACCGGCGGGACGCCTTGAGCGTTGGGGACGGTAGGGGTGGCGGGGTTTGCCATGATTTTAGCCCACTCCGGTGTTAGCGTTGACCACGCGGCCGCGCTTGCGCATGGCGTGCTTTACGCTCTGGCCGGTGAGGGTGGCGACCTTGTGCGGGTCGCTCGCCCCGCGCGCGTCCACGTGGACGGAGACGTGGGTATCCCCGCCGCCCCCGCCGCCGGAGCCGTAAAGGCGTGCCATGGCCTTGCGGTCCACGTTGGGGAGCGCGAGCTTGGGTTTGCCCTTGGCCGCCCCCGGGCCAAAACCATGATAGCCCTCGTGCTCCGCGTTGGCGCGTGCAAGGGCCTCCGCTTGGTCGGGGTTGAGCCGTTGGTAGGGGTTGACGCCCATGCGCTTGGAAACCGCCGCGATATAGGCGGCCGTGTTGTTTTCCCCGGGCGGTGCCCAGCTTGAAACGATGGCCGCCACGCTGCCCAGCCGATTTATTTTATTGCGCGCGAGGGCCACCGTAGCGGCCCATCCGCTCTCCGGGCTGTCAAATCGCGCAAAGCGGCCGTCCGTGCCGATATAGCCCGGCTGGCCACGTGCCCAAGAGGACGCCTCCAGATTGCCCGGATTATTGTTCCGGTCCGCTTTGGTGGCTCCCCGGCCGGTATATGCGCCGGGTTGCTGGGCGTTGCTTGGGTTTGGGTTTACGAGGTCCCCCGGGCCTTGTCCGTAGGGCTTGGGCGGCCCGTTTGTGGTGCCGGTGGCGAGGTCATAAACGTTTGTGTCCCG